TATGATGTTAATATAGTAGGAGTAAGAAACTCTGATACTGGTAAAACAGTAACTAATCTATTTGATGATAAAATGACTCTATCTTATAAGTTAGATGGAGTATGGAAATATCATGAATGGGATAATACAACTGAACCAGGTAAAAAAGGAGTTACACAATATCACAATGCTAATGGTGTTGCTAGATTATTTCCAGGACAATATAGAGGAGTATATGCTATATCTAAGCACCAAGGAAAGTATGAAGCACTGTGCCAAAGACTAGGTAATGTAACTGTATGGAGAGATAAAAATAAAAACATGACCTTTGATGAGGTTGAAACAGATACAGGAATGTTTGGTATAAATATACACAAAGCAGGCACTGTGTCAAACTTTGTAGAAAATTGGTCAGAAGGATGTCAAGTATTTAAAAGATCAAAAGATTTTGATGAGTTCATGAAAATAATAAATAAAGCTAAAGACTTTCATGGCAATCATTTTACATATACTTTACTAGAGAGTAAAGATATTAATTAATAAACAAACAATTATGAAATTTAGAAACAGCTGGAAATCAGCAACAAAACAATGGGACAAGATATCTATAAGATTTAGATTATCTTCAGTAGATGTATTTACTTTAGAGATAGACATCTCTAGAGAGTTTTACATGCTAACAATATTAAATTGGACTATTAAAAATAGATAAAAATAAAGTTCTTATTTAAGCTATAGTAATCCAGGTAATTTAATTTATCTGGATTTTTTTTGTTTAAATATTTTTTATTTAAACTTTTATAGTATATTTGTTTAAACTTTAAAAATATAAACAATGGAAAATGTAAATCAACAGGAACAAGAATTAGATTTAACACCTGAACAGTTAACAGAACGTAAAGAACAAATGCTTTCTTTTTACAAAGAATCTATACCTTATTTAGAGGCTCAATTAAATTATGAAAACTTACTAACTAGTATAGATGAAGTAAGATTTAAAAGAACTAATATTCAAATGCAGTATGCTATGTTAGCATCAGAAATGCAAGAAGGACCAGAAGAAGAAACTACTGCACCTACTAAAAGAACATTAAAGAAAAAGTAATCATGGCTTTAGTTAACCAGGTACAGAAACGTGTAAAAATGCCCAAGTGGGACATTGTTAAATTTCAGATTTTAACTCATTGTTATGTTAATCATATAACAATGAGTGATTCTGATCTTAACTGTCTTACTCTATTAAGTTTTAATCAACCTATAGAACTTACTCATTTTTGTTATGATGCTTCTGCAGAAGATGAAAAAATATTTAAATCTTCTCAAACAGTAAGAAATTCTTTAAATAAATCAGAAAAAAATAATCTTATAATAAAAGATGATAGTAATAAAAAACTTATAATGTTAAATCCAAGTTTAAAAATACAAACTCAAGGTAAAATATTATTAGATTATAAATTTTTAGATAATGATTCCGAAGAAGTCTAGTATTTTATACAAACCTGTTGCAGAAGAATTAAACATTAGTGAAACACTTGTTGAAGATTTAATTTCTTTTTATTACAAAGAAGTTAGATTTCATTTAAGTAGTTTGTCACATCCTAGAATTAATGTAGATGGTTTAGGACATTTTGTTGCAAAAAGTTTTTTTATTGAAAAAACAATACCTAGACTTACTAATAAACTTATGATACATGACACATCTACTTTTAATGCATATTTTAGTAAAAAACAATCTGAATTAAAATTAAAAAATTTAATTGCTTTAAAATTAAAAATTGATGAAGAAGTTAATAGAAAAACTGAATTTAAAAAAATAAAAAATGAAGGATTTATTAAAAACAATTTGGAAAAATAAAAGTAAAATTTTTGAAGGTGTAAAAAATTCAATTATTAAAAATGAAATAGTTGAAGAAATTTCAAGATTAAGAATGGAGATTTGTAATGAATGTCCTAGTAAAGGTAAAAAATGTGCAGTAAAAGGTACTGGTCCTTGTTGTAATGAATGTGGATGTTCTTTAACATTTAAGACAAGATCTTTATCTTCTGATTGTCCATTAGATAAATGGAAAGCTTTTATGACAGAAGAAGAAGAAGATAAATTAGACACTATAAAATAAATTATTATGAGTATAAGATTTGATGCAAAAGATCATAGTTATATTAGTATAGATGATTCTGAAAAAATTAATTGGATAAGTGTTACAACTCTTATTTCTCATTTTAAAAAAAGTTTTGATGCTAAAGCAATTGCATTAAAAGTAACAAAAAATAAAAAATCTAAATGGTTTGGAATTGAACCAAAAACAATTGAAGAAATTTGGAACAATGAATCAGATAGAGCTACTACTTTAGGAACATACTATCATAACCAAAGAGAATCTGATTTATGTTCTTTAGCTTCTATAGAAAGAGAAGGCATAACTATACCAATTTTTAATCCAAGTGGAGAAATTGATGGTATAAGAGTTGCTCCTTTACAAAAATTAGATCCAGGAGTATATCCTGAACATATGGTATATCTTAAATCAAAAGGATTATGTGGACAATCAGATTTAGTAGAAATAGTAAATGGTAGAGTAAATATCATAGACTATAAAACTAATAAAGAGATTAAAAAAGAATCATTTAAAAATTGGGAAGGAATATCTGAAAAATTAAAAGATCCTATAAAACATTTAGATGACTGTAATTATAATCATTATGCTTTACAGTTAAGTTTTTATATGTATATTATATTAAAGCATAACTCAAAGTTATTACCAGGAAAAATATTTATACATCATGTAGTATTTGAAGAAGAAGGTAGAGATAAATTTGATTATCCAATAACAAAGTATAATCATAATAATGATCCGGTTGTAAAAGAAGTTATACAGATACCTATGCCTTATCTATATGATGAGGTTATTTCAATACTTAACTACATAGAAGATAACCCTATTAAAAAAATAAAATGATAATTAAACTATTTGATATAGAAAATGGTGTGGTAGTTCCTACAGAACACTGTTATACTTTAAAAGCATTAAAGGATGTTATGGATGAATATCCAGAAGAACATCTTAAAATTTACTTATATTTATTTTATATGAGTTGTCCAAATCCTGATTTAAATCCTTTTTTTTATACTCCTGAAATGGATAAAGAAGATTTAATTTTAAAACAAATAGATTCTGATTTTTCAGTAGAAGATAAAAGTATCCATATAGCATTACAGTTTTGTCAAAGAATGTATGAAACACCAACCTCAAGAGCTTATAAAGGTATTGCCTCTATGTTAGATAGATTAGCAAGATATATGGAAACACAGAGCATTACAGATGGTAGAGATGGCAATATAAACTCTATTGTAAGTGCTGCAAAAAACTTTGATCAAATTAGATCATCTTTTAAAGGAGTATATAAAGATTTACAAGATGAACAATCAAGTAAAGTTAGAGGTGGTATTGGTATGGCATATGATCAATAATCATGGAAGAAATATATAATAATATACCAACTTGGGATAATGGTAAATGGACTGTTACTGATTTTGAATCAAGAGAGTTATTTTCTGATTTTATTTTTGGTTTATTTAAAGAACCTGGTAAATATAAATTTGATGAAACAAGTTTTTTATTTAATCAACAAGGAGAATTATTTAGAGAAAATAAAGTTTATTGTACAGCACCTTTTAAATCTAAAGACTTTGTTAATTATTGGGATGATCAAAAATTAAAATGTAGAAAAGGTGTAATCTTTAAATCTAAAGATGATACTTGGTTTATTACAAGAGACTACTATATGTGGTTAAACTTTTTACCAATCTTTGATAAAGAACAACAAAAGTTTGACTTTGCAAAAATTAGAGATGCTCAGTATCATATGGCATTATATGAACTACTTGCAGAACTTAATTATAAACATGTTGCTATTCTAAAGAAACGTCAGATAGCATCTTCTTACTTTCATATATCTAAGTTATTAAATCAATTATGGTTTGAAGAAGGAGTTACCTTAAAAATGGGTGCTAGTCTTAAAGATTATATTAATGAAAAAGGATCTTGGAAATTTCTTGCAGAATATGCTTCATTTCTTAATCAACATACTGCATGGTATAGACCTATGAATCCTGATAAAATTTTAATGTGGCAACAAAAAATTGAAATTAGAAAAGGAGACAGAAAAACAGAATCAGGTTTAAAAGGTACAATGCAAGGAATGTCTTTTGAAAAGGATCCTACAAATGGTGTTGGTGGACCAGTAAAATATTTCTTTCATGAAGAAGCAGGTATAGCACCAAAGATGGATCAGACTTATGAGTACATGAGACCTGCAATGAGATCAGGTTTAACAACTACAGGAATGTTTATTGCTGCAGGATCAGT